AACATATAATGAGGAAAACTTTAACTATGAGATAATCACTATTCAATTAAAGGTATGATAGAAGACGATTTTTATGCAACACTAAAACTTAAGACAGGGGAAGAGATCTTCGCTAAAGTAGCTGCTACTGAAGAGGAAGATAGAACCATGCTATTAGTTTCTAATCCAATTATTGTTGGAGAAATTAAAAGTAAAATAGGAACTGTTGGATATAAAATAGAACCGTGGTTAAAAACAACTACGGAAGATATGTTTATATTGAATATGAATGATATTCTTACGATGTCTGAATCATCCGATATAGAAATGATTATGATGTATCAAGATTATGTTAGATCATCTAATAAAACTGGAGATAATCATTCTAAACTTGATCGCAAAATGGGTCGATTAGGTAATGTAAATGACGTAAAAGAGATACTAGAAAAGATATTCAAGAGTACCTAAGCCATCCCTATGAACCCTGACAGAGTTAGTCTATATGGTATTCTGTAACCTGTCAAGTGTGTCACCTTGTCACTTCGTCACTAAGATGATATAATTCATACATATTATGAGTTATCTTTATGATTCAACCCGGTATGACAAGAAGAAAAAGGTCAGAACACTACGTAAATAATAAAGAGTTCCTTGCAGCCTTAATTGAATATAGAACTCAAGTAGAAGTTTCTTACAGAAAAAAGTTTGGACAGATTTTGTCTGAGCAAGACAAATCAGAAAGAGCAAGAAGGTGGGATACAAAACCACCAATCCCTCGTTACATTGGGGAGTGCTTCCTTAAGATTGCAAATCATTTATCATTCAAACCAAACTTTGTTAATTACATGTTCAAGGAGGACATGATCTCTGATGGAATCGAAAATTGCGTTCAGTA